ATCTTTAGCAGCTAATTCTTCCATAGTGTGGGTTAATAAATACTCAGGTGTAGGAACAATAACTGCTACTCCACCATCACTTGTTTCATATATTATTCTCATTTTATTTCTCCTTATCTTGTAAATATAGCACAACAATGCAATAAATCTACTGGTGAACTTGTACTCACTGAGCCAGTAAATTGGCAAGATGATGTTGTAAAAGTTCCAGTAGGAGTTAATAGTCTTGCATAATTTGTAGCATCAGCTAATTTTCCACTACCATGAACAGCATAATCTGCATCAGGCATATTAGTAGCAAAATTAACTGTATAATTACCAACTCCTCTGTCTGTAATACTAGACACATTTCCACTTGCTCGTATAGCAACAGTGCCTGTTCCATTAAAATTAACCCATGCTCTAACACCAAAAGCTGTAACAACAGACCCATACCCTGAGTTAAACTTTAAATTACCAGAAGTATCTATTGTAGCTTTAGTAGACCCTGCTGATTGAAAGTCAATCTGACCACTGGTATCAGAGGTTAATTTTAAACCATCACTTGTATCTGCATTAATAATTGTAGCCATTACTTATCCTTTATCTTATTACTGCAAGTTGTATACTTAATGCGTCATAATTTGTTGCGGAATTTCTATTTTGAACTCTAACTCCTGAAACAGTTTGATTATCAAAACCAAATATTTCTACCAATAAAGCACCATTAGCTGTAGCACTATAAGCAGAAATTGCATTTACAGCATAATTAATATCAGGCATATTGTTAGTATAATTTATAGTATAATTACCTGTACTATGGTCAGTAATAGAACTTACATTACCAGAATCTCTAATTGCTACTGTTCCTGTTCCGTCAAAGTTCACCCATGCTCGTACTCCATATGCTGTAGCATTAGAACCAAATCCAGCATTAACAGTTAGGGTAGTAGCTGCTATATCAGCAGTAGTAATTCCAGTAGTTCCGTCTAGTGTAATAGCCATATTATAATACCACCCATCTTTGTCCACTTGGTACTGTTACTGTAACACCACTTGCAATAGTCATTGGGCTAACACTCATACCATTAGTGTCAGTAGTTAAAGTATAGTTAGCAGTTATCTCGTTACTGTTCTCGTATATTGCACCACCTGCTGATGCACCACCACCACCACCTATAGCACCCCAAGCACTTCCATCATATCCTTCAAACCCACTGGTAGTAGAATTAAACCTAATGTATCCTGCTGCTGGTGAACCATCTCGTTGTGCTGTAGTACCACTAGGTAATAAACCTGCACCTGTACTAGAAGTTTTAGCTACATAATCTGTACTAGCAGTTGTAGCTGCTGTTCCTAAACCTAAGTTAGTTCTTGCAGTTCCAGCATTATCTAAGTCTGATAAGTTGTTTGCTTTGAGTGCTGCTGTTGATAGTTCTGCTGCCGCTGCTATTGCAGAGTTGGCTGCATTTGTAGCACTTGTAGCTGCGTTTGTTTCGCTTGTACTTGCTGCACTAGCAGAGTTACTAGCATTGGTAGCTTGTGTTGAAGCTGTGCTTGCTGAAGTAGCTGCATTAGTAGCAGATGTACTAGCTTCAGAAGCCTTAGTTGTTGCTGTTGTAGCAGATGTAGCTGCATTTGTTGCTGATGTAGCTGCTTCACTAGCTTTAGTAGTAGCTATCCCAGCCTGTGTAGTTGCTGTACTTGCAGAACTACTTGCTGATGTGGCAGATGCACTAGCATTAGTCTCTGCTGTCTCTGCACTAGCTTGTGCTGTCTCTGCTGCTGTCTGTGCAGTCTGTGCTGCTGTTGCAGAAGTTGACGCATTAGACGCTGAAGTAGAAGCACTAGTAGCAGACGAAGCTGCATTTGTTTCTGAAGTTGCTGCATTAGCTTCACTAGCAGCAGCATCACTAGCTGAAGAGTTTGCATTGGTCTCTGAGGTACTAGCATTAGATTCAGAAGTAGCAGCATTACTAGCACTTGTTGCAGCGTTAGATGCAGAAGTAGCTGCCTCACTAGCTTTAGTAGTAGCTGTAGAAGCACTGCTTGCTGCATTAGTTTCAGCAGTTTCAGCATTAGTTTCTGAGGTTGCTGCTGCGGTAGCTGAATTAGAAGCGTTAGTCGCTTGTGTACTTGCAGTAGATGCAGATGTGCTTGCATTACTTGCAGAGGTAGAAGCACTAGAGGCAGATGAGGCTGCCCCTGTTGCCGAGTTACTAGCATTGGTTTCTGATGTACTAGCGTTACTAGCTGATGTACTAGCTGACGTTGCACTTGATGCTGCTTCTGATGCAGATGTTGATGCTTCATTAGCTTTTTCTGTAACAGAGTTAATTGTTACATCAGTGTTTGCATCACCTGCTCCACCATCACCACGAAATATTGCCATATACTACTTCCTTATAATCCGTAGACTCTGTCTTTTAATCTTTTCTTTTCATTCCTTAAAGTCCTATCCCTAGGAGTGCCTTTTTTTCTTTTTGCTCTTTTTGCTAAGAACTTTTCTTTTGCAGTAAGTTCTTTTTTTGCTTTTTCTATTGGAGCAGGAGATTTAGACTTAGGTTTTTTTACAAGAGAAGCTGCTGATATTCCTAAACCAGTTCCAGTAAGCAATCTATTTCTAGTTTTTTTTCGTGCTGCTGTTTTTGCTGTTACTGTTTTTGTTTCTTTATTTTTAGCTCTGGTTACTTTTCCTTTAGCAACACCATCTGCTCTTCTTTTAGCAGCATCTTTTCTAGCTTGCAAAGTAGCTTTTCTTTTTTCAGAAGCTGTTTTTCTATTAGCTGCTTTAGCTGCTGTTGCATTAGATTTTTTAATACCAGCTTTTACTGTGCCAGACTTATTAAACATTTCTAATTGTTTAGGAGCTTTGCTTGGTGCTTGATTAGTATTAGCACGAGTTTTAACTCTTGGCTTATTACCAGTTGGTGTTTTATTCTTAGCTTTAGGTTTAGTTTTTCTAAGCAACTCTAATTGTTTTGTTAATTCTGTATTACGTTTTGTTACTTTATCTTTAACACCTTGTACAACTTTACTTCCTAAAGACTTAAGATTTTGAGTAACACCTTTGTCCATAAGTTTTTTTAAGTTGGCTTTTGCTTTTGCAAGTTCTTTAGGATTTCTTGCTAATTTAACTGCTTCTCTTGCTAGTTTTAGTGCCTTAAGTATTGCTTTATCTCTTGGATTCATAATGTTTATGCTCACTATATAATATTAAATAAAAAGCAGCCCCCGAAGGGGCTACCCATCTATCTTAGTTCCTAGTTTTTAGGTACAGAGATAACTAGACCACTTTCAGGTCTAACTGTTTTAACACCATATAGAGTGTCAGCAGTCATCAAATCACCCAAATACTCTTGCTTGTATTGAGTTTGTGTACGAACACCGATTTGTTCTGCTAGTACCATTGCATCTTTTTGAGCCATGATAGCACCAATAGTATCAACAGCAGATGCTGAGTTGTCAGCAGCAGTTTCAACTACAGGTAGGTTGTTAGACACATAAATGTCAACACCATAAAGGCTACCGATTTGACCATTAACAACACCTCTGTTATCTACGAAGTCAGAAGATTGATAGCGGTCAATGCCCATGATAGTAGTACGAACACTTGGTGGGATAACTAAGAATCTTCCGTCCATAGGAACATCATTATCGTCAAGTTGTTGTACTGCTTCTCTGAAGGCTAAGTCAGTAAACAAGTCAGTTGCAGCTACAGTATCAACTGCATAAGCAGCCAATCCATTAGCAGCATCAATGTAAAAACTGTTAGAGTGAACAAAGTCAGAACCTGACCCATTGTCATCTCCAAAAGTTTTAGCTAACAAGCCTATGTCAGAATCTAATTGTGTTGCTAAAGCATATCCAGCATCTTCGGTGTAGAAACTACGAAGTGAAGGTTGTGCTTGAACATCAACAATATCTTCAATTAAGCGTGAGTATTCAAAGTGCTTGTTAATTGCTACTTGTACTTCGCCTTCAGTAGCTGCAATCAGAGTTACCTCTGTGTTAGCTGCTTTAGCAGAAGCAGAACCACGAGTAGGTTTAGGGATATGAATTGTATCTCCCTTCTTTCCACTGTGATTCATTTTGTTAATTAAGTTCGCAAGAACCAAATTTTTCTTGTAACCAGCAATGATCTCATCAGACCAAATTTCTGGTATAAAAGTAGCCGCTGTAGTAGTGGTTACTTGATTAGTACCTAATCCCATTTTACTATTCCTTTTAGTTTAAGTTTATTTTACCCTCCCTTCAGCATAAGCCTTGTCAAACAAATCAACATTCGCTTGATACCTCTGGGGGTCGTTAATCATTAAATTAACTATCTCAGAACGTCTATAGATTTTTCTGGACATTGGTTCACCTGAACCTTTGCCACCTGTAGATGCTGCTTTAACCTGTAGCTTACGATCTTTTTCGTTAAGACTTTCAGTCTTTTCTACTATACCTTTGATCTCTTTCCAATTAGAAAGAAGTTCATCAGCAGCGTTATAATCGTATTTATCAGCTCTTTGAAATAACTCAGTACGAACAGCAGATGATTTAATCCAATCTACAAAGTTTTCGTTTTTAATGATCTCTTCATAATCTGGGTGTTTATCAGCAATTTGTTTTAGAACTACTTGCTGTTGTTGCTTAGCAAGCATTTCTTTCATCTGAATTATTGTGTCACTGTTTTCTACAGCTTTACTAACAGAACCTTTAGGATCTTCATAAAAATCTAATTCTGGTTCTTCTTTTTTATTGGGGCTACTGGCATCTTCACTAAGTTTAGCTTTGAGCAATTCGTCAACTGATTTACGAAGGTCGCCTACTTCTGAACTTTGTCTGCCAACAAGTTTTTCAACCTCTTGGTGCATACGAGCAAGCTCTTTAACTGACTTACCTTTGTACTTCTCAGGTATATCATCATCTTCAGATTTTGCTTCTTCAGTTTCGTTAACTTTCTGTTCTGGTTCCTCTGTGGGTTTTTCCTCTTCTTCAGAAAGTGATACAAGTTCTTCGTTTTCTTCTAGTTCAACTTCTTGGTTATCAAAAGGGTTTATTGTTTTAGCCATTTAATGATTCTCCGTACCTTTGGGTATTATGGAATTAAGTTACTTGAGCAGCCTTCTCATGTTCTTTCGCCCATCTGTCAGTATGAATACTTAACTTTAAACGAACAGGAGAGATTAGCCGCTTGCTTGGTTCACCACAAACAGAGCATATTGCTTCCTTAGAATCAGGGTTGGCAAAGAGTTCTTCGGTGTGTTTATTTACACAAATAAAATCATAAAGTATTGACATAATTTTATTTTACTGTAAAATACTTGATTGATAAGATTGTTCTGTTTCATTGCTATCATGAGCATTAGTAACAGAGTCTTGCCAATTTAAAATTTGATTCAACATATGGAGCTTTCCTTGAACTAGATGTAAATCTCTAGCATCTTCTAAAGTTAATATGTTTATTGAATCTGCTGTTTCTTCTAATTCTTCAATTAGTTGTTTCCAACCAGCGTGTTGAAAAAGTGAGAAGTAGTTGTCGTAATAGTC